AGCAAAACTTATTTCTCAGTATGATGATTACTCAGACAAAGTAGTTAAAGGTGAGTACTTAGATGGAGGTGACATTGACCGTATTGCAACTGGGTTAAGAGATACCTTAACTTGGGATACTCTTTATCAAATGGTTGATGAGGCAGTTTTAGAATACTTGGGTATAAAAGAAAAAAATCCAAGTACAACTATTGAAACCATTGAGTTAACAATGGAGAAGGAGAAGAAAGAAAGAGAGAAAGAATTTAAGAAGAACTTTGAGATGGTTAAGTTAGAATCATCATCTTGGACACTTGACGTACCTATGAGGAAAACTAAATGATTCAAGATGAAGGAATTATTATAGCAGAAATGCAAACATTAACATCATTACTTGGTGGTAAAATGGAAAGACTTGATGTGACTACAAGTGATGGTCGCAGTTATAAAAAAATTATTATTGAATATAGCGTGGATGAAAACCTATGATATATAATCAAGATGCTAATGATCAAATGAAAAATCCACTTAGCCCTGTTAAAATGGTGAGGGAGTCTTATTCTAGGTATTTGCAAAAGAATTTTACTGAAGTATTAGTACAGTTCAAAGATGAAGAACCAGCATGGATTCCTTATGATACATTGTTAGCAATACAATCTGGTTGAGTATAAATACTATGCCGAGCATAGAATAAAATGAATAATGTCAAACTTATCAGACAAAAAAGCAGCAAAAAAGATCATTAAACAAGCAAAGAAACATCCTGACTGGTATACAGAACAAGATGTATATTATGCTAAGATGATGAAGAAGAAAATAAAAGCAGAGGAAAAACTAAACCAACTGGAGAATTAATCATGGCCTTATCAACACAAGTAGAAACTGCTCTAAATGAAGCACAAGATAAACTAAGAGAAGCATTAGCCTTCGCAGCAAGGAGTGAGAAACCTTATATTAGTAAGCATATTTCTGATATGATGATGAAAATAGATTGTTTGAATGAAGTTTCAACTCTAATTGATAGTGTTGAAGATCATATGAAAAATAGTAACGAATGATTACGACACTCTAAAGACAATATTAAATTTATAGATAAATCATATAACTATGTTATAATATCAACACACACCACCATAGAACTATGATTAACTTAGACCAGACATACGAATCTTACTTAGATGGAAGTAAGAAGATGAGAATAGATGGCGTAGAGGAAAGAGTTAAAGCTTATGGTTGGCACTGTGACGGTAATGATATTAAAGGGCATTATGTAACAACAGAGAATTTTCAGTTGTTTTATGATATGCAAGGAAGTTTTACAAATATGGTGGCACTCAAAGAAGTGGCACAGACTGTTGCGTGAATGACTATCTTATGATAAGATATAGTTATAGATAAAAATAAAATGAAAATTGCACTTGCCGCATTGTTGGCACTCACTCCAGTTTCAGCAGTTGCTAGTCCTGTTCCTAGACCTATTGAATATCAAGAGGGATATTCAACCAGCCGTACTTGTTTTAAGACAGAATATAGAGAGGAATATATTCCAGGAAATGCAGAAAATCCTGGATATGTGCAATCATTCCATGAAACTATTGAAGTTCCATGTCAACATAGTTCAGAGTCTTTAAGAAGAGGTGGATACACACGTAAGACCACTATACAGTTTGATAATAATGATTGCACTGATGGTAAGATAGCAGGTGGCCTAGTTGGTGGTGGACTAGGTGCTGCTATCTCTCAAGGAGATGGCCGTTGGTGGGCAATTCCATTAGGTGCAGTTCTAGGTAGTCGTATTGGATGTGAGATAGAAGGAGGTTAATAAGAAGGGGGGACGTATAAAGTGTCCTTAAGGTGTGAGGGATACGTGGTTCTACTGCCCGAAAGCACAATGACTGAGTTAGTACTTCCTTTGAGAAGTGAAGCACCTCTTGACCAGTCAGTTAGTAGGGGTTCAGGTGTAAGCGATTCCCAGTAGGTAAATTTGGGCATATAGGTGAAACCTTGCAGATGCCCCACTCCCTCACTGCTGCAACCCCCTTTGGTAGTTTCAGGGTTGGAGGCGATAGGAAACTACCACATTATTTCGAGGAGATGGATGTGCCTCGTGGGTCGCCCCCACTGAAAGAACTAACATCCCCTAGGCTATTTTTATTTTTATATGTTAGTCGATCTATCGAAAGAAGAATTAAAGGCATTATCTGAGGTGTCTTTACATACCAGCAATTCAGAAATGTCTGAAGAGGCAATCGAATTCTGGACTAATTTATATCTTAAACTCAGAAATATTTCAAACGCATGTACCTGTAAGGAGGATTCCAATGCCAAGTGAACAACACTTCATCAACAAAACTGATGAAATGCTTGAAAAGTTTATTGAAGAATGTGAACAAGAAGCAGCAAAATTAGAGGTCACAGTTGACTACTATTTGGCTGAATTTATTTGACAAATTATACCCTAGCAGTTAGACTGTTAGGGTATTTTCTTATACATAGAGTGTTATTAATCTATTACCATGACTGAACAAAAATTATATAAGATCCTGACATTTAATACTAATGGTTGGAATCTTATTGAAGATTATGCAAATAATGTAACCAGAGAAAAATGTGATGAATTGATTCAAGAATTTATTGCTGAAGGATATAATCCTAATAAATTGAAAGCAGTAGCAGTTGATGACATTCGCTTTCAACCAGAGTAATGTATGAACCTCAAGTAGATGATTATGTCATTTGGAATCGACCAAATGGAGACATTGAAGAGGGCTGGGTCTATTTTAAGGGAGATCCAATAGATAATGAAAAACGTATCAAGGATGGATGGAAAGTCTTATCCAGATATATTACTATAGAAACTGGAGTTAGGGATAAACCTGACTGCATATATTCTAGTGGTAAACCAATGAGACATAAGATGATTCATACATTATTATTATGTAATGAAGAGTGTTGGCATCAATTAGAATATGTTAAACATAGAAGAACAAGAGAGATACAACATTACTCACAATATGATGATGTTAATCAAGATGATAAGTTATGTGATAAATCTGTTGGAATGTATAAGTCTCAGGAGGGTAGATTGCAAGATTATTAATAAGGGGGGACGCATAAAGTGTCCCTATTATACAATTATTAATTAAAGTAATGAGACCACCTGAAATTCTTAAACAAATAAAGGAATTGAATAAACTTTGGAGGGAGCAAAATTTTGTATATACTCCTGAACAACGGGCTGAATTTGATAAACTAAAAGAATTAAGAAGAGCAAGAGTAAAGTATTTCTATGAGAATGATTTAGTCTTCAAAGGTGCTGCTAAGAAGGATGATACTAAATAACTAAAAAGATATATCTAATGAAGTCTTTTCAACAATTTATTGCTGAAGCATACGATAAAGAACTAGAAGGTCAGGCATCTAGGAAACCTGGTGAGGGTGGTCGTATTCGCACATCACGCAAGAAGAGAGATATTGATAAGACTAGAGTTAAAGCAGTCGGTGGAGGTAAAACTGCACCAGCAGCAGATTATAAACCTAGAACAGATATTGGTACTAATAAACCAAGATCAAGGAATCAACAGCAACCTGAAAAAGCAAGAGGAAGTGCTGCCCTATCAGCAAGGGAGGCACAACGAAAGGCTGCAATGGAGAGAAGAGCAGCAAAGTCTGGTGCTAAAACTAAAACAGCAGACGAGTTGTTATCAACTAAGAAGAAAACTGTTGATCCTAAGTATAAACCAGTGAAAGCAAGTGGTTTAACAACTAAAGAACGCAAGGCTGTAACTAAAAAAGGAGAAAGAGTATTGCGTGACATTAGATTAAAGAATCTAGGAAAGAAATCAGAGAAAGAATTAAAACATAAAGTTACAAGTAAATAAAAGGGGGGACGCATAAAGTGTCCCTATAATGGAAGGGATACTACAGGGTAACGTCCAACAGACTTCGCACGTGCTGTGACCCACTTTCCACCTATAACGTCCCTATAAGCGTCTCTATGGCGTTTAAAGGGATTTTATGGTATAATATACTTAATGTTGATTATTTAATGATTAAACTTCGTGACCATCAACTTTCAATACTTAATACCTTACAGGATAATCGTAAGGGTCAAGTTATTGTACCGACTGGTGGCGGCAAAACTATGTGTATGATTGAGGATGCAAAGTATCATTTACAATTCAATAGTACACCAAAAACTATTGTAGTTGTTGCACCTCGCATACTATTAGCACAACAACTATGTGAAGATTTCTTAGAGCTAATTGATAATGTTCATGTTCTTCATGTTCATAGTGGAGAGACACATTATACAAGCACAACTAAGATTGATTTAATTAGACAATGGGTGGGTGATAATGTTGGTAATAAGATTATATTTACAACATATCATTCACTTCATAAGTTAATGTATTCTGATGTATTTGTAGATACAATATATTTTGACGAGTCACATAATAGTGTTCAGAAGAACTTTATTGAAGCTACTGAGTATTACTCAATGTATGCTAATCGTTGCTACTTCTTTACTGCTACACCTAAACATTCTAAGACTCCTTTTAAGATAGGAATGAATGATGAGGACATCTATGGTAAAGTATTATGCAATGTTCCAGCACCTAACTTAGTAGAGCAAGGTGTAATCTTACCACCTAAAGTTATAGTCAAGAAGATTGATGTTGTGGATGATAGTAGATTCAAGCATGAGCATGATTGTGATAATGTATTATCAACTATTGATGATGTTAAGGTTGATAAGATACTTATCTGTGCAAGATCTACAAAGCAAATTGTTAATCTAGTATCACAAACTGACTTTGCTTATGAGTTACAAACTCGTGGATATAACTGGATGTATATTACTGCCAAGACAGGAGCTATTATCAATGGTAAGAAAGTAAATCGTGAATCATTCTTTAATACTCTCAATGAGTGGGGTAAAGAAGAAGGTAAGAGATTTGTAGTATTACATCATAGTATTCTATCTGAGGGTATTAATGTTAAAGGACTAGAAGCTGCATTGTTTCTAAGAAATATGGATTACATTACTATTAGTCAAACTATTGGTAGAGTAATAAGAAAAGGCAGTGAATCAAAAACTTATGGTCTAGTTGTGGTTCCTACTTGGGATAAGGTAGGTATATCAACTGCACGTAAAGTAGAGGCAGTTGTTGATACTGTCTTTGATAAAGGTCAACCAGCTATCTCTGTAATTACAAAATGAAGGATACAATATTGTTTGGAGATTGTCTCGAAACACTTAAACAATTCGATGAAAAGGCGAGGATGTGTGTCACATCTCCGCCTTATTATGGTTTAAGAAACTATGGAGGGGAGGATTGTCAGATAGGGTTAGAAGAATCTCCAGAAGAGTATATTCAAAAATTAGTAGAAGTATTCCGAGAGGTAAGAAATAATCTAACAGAAGATGGAACATTATGGTTGAACATTGGTGACAGTTATTATAACTATAGACCTGGAAAAGGTCAAGCATTAGTTAAACAAACTGTGTCTGCTACTAAACAAGATTTACCAGACAAATGTGCAAGACGAGGTAATAAATTAGAGGGACTAAAAGAGAAAGATTTAATTGGAATACCTTGGATGTTAGCATTTGCATTAAGGGCAGATGGATGGTACTTAAGGCAAGATATTATATGGAATAAACCTAATCCAATGCCAGAAAGTGTAAGAGATAGATGTACTAAATCCCATGAATATGTCTTCCTATTGAGTAAGAACCAGAACTATTATTTTGATGTAGATGCAATTAAGGAACCAACAAGACGTAAGAGAAGTGTATGGAATGTAACTAAAAAAGGATATAAAGATGCACATTTTGCAGTATATCCACCTGAGTTAATAATACCATGTATTAAAGCTGGTAGTGAGAAAAATGATATAATTCTTGACCCATTTATGGGTAGTGGAACTACTGCTATGGTAGCAAAAGAGTTGGGAAGGTATTACATAGGGTGTGAATTGCATGAGGATTATGGTAAATTGATAAAAAATAGAGTTAGTACAGTAAGAGGAGATTTAAAAGAGTTCTTATGAACAAGGGGGGACGCATAAAGTGTCCCTATAGTGAGGGGACAACCCCCACTGTTTATTTGAAAAAACTACTTATGGCAACAAGAAGAAGAAGATCTACTGCAAAAGCAAAAGCAACTGCTACTGCACCAGCTTCTCCATCTATTGTTAAAGAAACAAAGGTAGAATCACCTACTATTGTTCAAGAAACCAAGGTAGTTTCTGTTAAGAAGTCATCAATTAAGACACCAAAACGTGTAAATAAAGTTACACAACCAAAGGTGAATAAAGTGACTGAAGTAACAGAAACTCCATCAAATAACGATCTTGATTTACATAAAATTGTGAAAGATTATCCTCGTGATGCTTTCGCAATCGCTCTCCTTCCTTTACTATTACTGGAAGCAT